ATTGTGGCAGCGGTACAACCTGTGTGGCAGCCAAAGAGCTGAAAAGACAGTTCATAGGTATAGAAATCAACGAGGAATATTGGAAAATTGCTAATGATCGTATTAAAGGGATTGATGCCAGCGGGCAAACTAGCATTTTTACCTTCTTATAGATTATAATAAAAGAAAAAGGAGTGTAGAATTATGAAGAACATAGATGAAAAAATAAATAATTACGTGGATGACAAAATAGAAAAGATATATTCCAAAAGACATCATATCAAATTTGGAGTAAGAATAACATGGCTTATAATTAAAGCAATAATAGTATTAATATTCTTTTGCTGGTGTTCTACACTACTCTTTGGAAATTATTAATTCTATAACAAAACTCAATTGATTATTCTGGAAACAGAATAATGGTGCATTATTGCAATTAACACCCTATAGGGCATTTTCCTATGGTTCAAAAGGGTGTTTTATTAAACAAAAATTAAGGAGCAAACACTATGATACTAAAAGAATATGTATATCAGGCACTGTCTCTTTATGGAAATACCATAATCAGTGCTAAAGAATATAAAAAGTTTACCGAAAAACAGATATTAGATAATTTAAGACAACATGGTTTTAATTGTACTATTGAAAAAAGAGAACTTGCAAACAATGATTTCAACTGTGCCTGTAGAACCAAGAAAGAAATAATTTATCTTATCGAAGAAAGGGGGTGTTAATATATGAGTGAAATGACATATGATTTAAGTAAGTATTGGAAAATACCTACAAAAGAAGAATCAAGAGCACATTTTCTAGAAACCATGGAACTAACCGATTATTATGAAAAACTAGAATACCGAAATAAATATCCTATTCAACTTATAAAAGACCATAATGTCATACCAAGTGATCATGATCCTGTAGAGGATTATGAAATTTATCAGAAGTATGACAAGACAATGTGGGTAAACCTGGAGAAGAAAATACTTAATGAAAATACCTTTGCAATGGGCTTTACAGAACTCAACAACCTGCAATACAACAATGGGCTGTTCTACTCTAAGGAAGGTAAGAAAACAGAAGACAGTATTGCTAAAGATATCTGGGAAAGCATTAAGGGAGCAGACATCAATCAAAATGTAGCACAGGTGGTCTCTAAACTACTTGGGGCAGTAAAACTGGCAGCATCAGTAGAAAAGCTGGAGCCACCTAAAACTGTTATTCCTTTCTCCAACGGAGATTTAGACATTACAGAAAGAAAGTTCTATTGGCAGAGATTTAACCCATCACCATACAGACTGCCTGTAAAATTCCTGTATGATTACAAGGTTACACCTAACTTCAACAAATGGCTCAATGATTTGTTTATGGATGAAGATATTCCTACTATCAGACAGTTTCTAGGATACTGTCTTATCCCTAGCACGAAGGCTCAGAAATCACTGTTTCTGGTAGGAGAAGGTGGAGCAGGCAAGTCAGTAATAGGAGCTATCTTACAGGGGTTACTAGGTGATGCAATGCTCTCTACAGCCAGCACACAGGAGTTCATAAACGACAAGTTCAAACTTGCAGAATTAGAAAACAAGCTAGTCTTGTATGATGATGACTTAGATAGTAAAGCCTTAACAAACACAGGGTTATACAAGAAGCTTATCACCAACACACAGGCTATCACAGCCGACAGAAAATATGGTCAGCCTTTCAGGTTTACCCCACAGATAAAAATAGTTTCCTGCTGCAATGAAATGGTCTCTTCAATAGGAGATCAGACACAGGGATTTTATCGTAGGTTACATCCAGTTCTTATCAAGCCGATAGCAGAAGATTTTGAGCCTGATTTACATTTTTATGACAAGATAAAAAAAGAGATTCCAGACATTCTGGGATTTGCTATGGTGGGCTTGTTTGAGCTGATAGATAACGATTTCAACCTGCACACTTCCCAACGTACCATTGATTATTTAAAGGGCAAGCAGGCTATGGAAAACCCTTACCCAGAGTTTCTGGAAAGCTGCTTTGACTTTGATGAAAGCTATGAAGTTTCCACCGTTGATATTAAAAATGTGCTTGACTACTGGGCAAGACAGAATGGTGTTGAGAATGCCTCAAGTCGAGAATTTGATAGATGGCTTTCTGATAATCTTGAACAATATTCTCTTAAAAGAACTCGCACTGTTAAAGTAAAAGACAAGTATTTAAGAGGTATAAGAGGTATGAAAGTCAAAATAGAGTGGGAACTGAATTATAGTTTCAAATAGTCAGTTAGGTGTCAATTAGGTGTCAATTTAATGTCCATAAAACGACAACTTGTGAAAATCTAAATAAATATCACAAAGTTTATTGACACCTCATTGACGCATATAGGACACTATATTGACACTATCGAAAATCAAAAAACCCTTATAAATAAAGGGAAAATGAAAAAAATTGACACATTGACACTACTTTCTCTTATAAAGTAATATTATTATAAATATATATATATAAGTGTATATAATAGAGAATATAGTAATATATATAAAGAGATAGGCGAAATTAGGTGTCAAGATGTCAATAGAAAGGAGTTTTATGAGTAAGAAAACTAAAAATCCCATTGTTAGAAATCCAAGACCTTTGAAACCTGAAATTGTCAAGCATGATGGGTTTCCTGTTGCTAAGGATGGTTCTAATGCTGAATATATTTCTATTGTTATGAAGTTCAATACCTTGCCACCTATTGACCTTACTGATACTGAACAAGTCAGGGATAGAATTAATACTTATTTCGATATTTGTTTCAAGAGTGATTTCAAGCCTACTGTCTCTAGCTTAGCCTCTGTGCTTGGTTTGAACAGAAGAGAATTGTATGGTTTGTTGGTACAGGATACCAACAGGTTTAATTATTTGGTCAGTAAAATAAATGATGACACTCTCTATCTTATAAAAAAGGCTTATGGAAGTATGGAACAACTATGGGAAAGTTATATGCTAAATGGCAAAATTAATCCAGTTTCTGGTATATTTTTAGGCAAGAATCACTATGGTTATGTTGATAAAGTTGACTATGTTGTTCAGGCTAAACCGACTATGAGCGAAGACGATTTGCTAGACAGATATTTAGAGATGAAAGATGACTAAACAACTTTGAGAAAAAGGCATACAACTTTGATGCAACTTTGATGCAACTTTGACAACTTTCAGTGTCGACTTTTAAAAGACTTTCAGCAACTTTGACAGACAACTTTTAGCCACTATTAAAAGACTTTGGCAACTTTCAACTTTTGCACTACGAAAAACTTTGACAACTTTTCAGCAACTTTAAAAATAGCACTGAAAAAAATTAGAAGCTTTAAGACAGTAGAAAAGGCAACTTTAAAAGCTGCCTTTTTTCTATTATTCTACTTTTTCATAGATGCCATAGCTTAAAAGGTGATTTTTAATTTTTGTTATTTTTGACTTTTGCGAAATGGTTCCATTTTTATTTAATTGCTTAAGCCTGAAATCATATCCACCCGCTGCCTTTACTATGATAAATTTTTTTTGATTGTTCTTGTTAATTAGTTGATCTCCTTTTTTTAAGGCTTTAAATTGTTCTTGATTCATTTTTTAATGCTCCTTAATTAATTTACTGGTTTAATAGTTCAGTTATAAACTCATCTAATAGGTTTGTAACAGCTACCTTTTTATCGTTGTAGCTTAGGTTATAGTTTTCGTTGATTTCTTTAGCTTTAGCCTCATACTCTCTAATATTGCTGTAAGCTGCTTTGATGTTTCCAAATGGTCTATAACCTGTTACTATAGCAATAATAGGGGTGATCTGGTAAATGTCAGCATTCCAGCCATATGTACCGCACGTGTAAGCTACAGGCTCCTCATAACGTAATAGGTTCCAACCTGAACAATAGCCGATACTGATCGTGTTAGGGTATCCGTTAAGGATCGCTTTTTTAGTTGTTTTGAATTTCATTTTTCCTTACCTCTCTTTACTATTTTTATATACTTATATTTAAGTACATATTTATTATATACTTACTTTTAAGTAATTGCAAGGCTTTTTTACTTATTTTTAAGTATTTTTATTGTATTGTATAATCTTTTAAGTTTTTACACATTAAAAGCCTATAAAGTAAGTTAGAGGGTCAGGGTGGTTATAAATTCATTAATTAGCCTGTAGGTGGTGGGGTTGTTCGTCAGTCTGATCTATACCCTAGGGGGAAGAGGCAGAACACCAGAGGTATAAGTAAGTGGTAAAAATATCCTAAAAAATTAAAAAGTTATGTGTATTTAAAGGAGATGATATGATGAATGTTAAAGAAACAATTTCCAAATTAATAAAAGACAATAACACTACTTATGAAAAGTTGGCAAAACAATTAGGTTATAAAACTCTAGTTCTGTTTGTAATATAGGAATAAGAAACAATGTATCAATATCTACATTATTGAAAATAACTGAACATTTAGGTTATAAGATAGTGTTGGTACCAACAAAAGACAGAATTAAAAATGTAATAGTAATTGATGATGCTGGAAAAAATAAGTAAAAATTACAAAAATACTTAAAATTAAGTGTTGACAACATACTTAAAAAGAAGTATATTAATATTGTAAAGAGAGGTATTACTTATGACATTAAAAGAAACATTGAATAAACTTATTAAGGATAACAACAGTAGTTATCAAAAGTTAGCAACAGATTTAGGTATGAAATCTACAGGAGCATTAGGTAATATTGCTAGTAGAAATGTATGTAGTTTAACTATGCTCAAAAAGATAGTGGATGTATTTGGGTATCAGATTATATTGAGACCTGTTGCTGGAGACAACAAGGCAGAAAGAACTATTATTCTTGATAAAGTGGGTGATGAACAGTGATTATAGGATATGCAAGAGTAAGCACCACAGGACAGGCAAATGGCAACAGTCTGGAAGAACAGATAAGACAGATAAGGAGCAATTATCCTGGTATCGAGGTAGTAAGTGAAACCTATAGTGGAGCAAAGGAAAGACCAGTGTTCAGTGATCTAGTGGAAAGTTTACAAAAAGATGATATGCTGGTGGTAACAAAGTTAGATAGGTTCTGCAGACAGACAAAGGAAGGTCTTGAGTATCTTGATAAGCTGAGCAAGAAAGGTGTCAAGGTGCATATACTGAACATGGGTCTGATAGACAACAGTCCTATGGGTAGGTTGATATGTACTAACCTGCTGGCATTTGCTGAATTTGAAAGACAGATGATTCTGGAAAGAACAAGGACAGGTAAGGAGATAGCAAGAGAAAAGGAAGGCTGGAAGGAAGGTAGACCAGGACTGGTGGTGGATGAGAAGTTGTTTAAGAAATTGCTGCAACAGACAGAAAAGAAAGAGATTACTGTAAAAAAGGCAGTAGAAGAGTTGGGAATAAGTAGAAAATCGTGGTATAATCTGAAAGAGAGGATATGTTAAAACATATCGGTAGGTTGGCTAAAGGTCAAAGATAGCATTTATCTGAAAAAAGATAGGTGCTATTTTTGTTTAAATGAGGTGGTAAGTTGAGTAATTTAGAAAAAGTAATGAACGTGATTATAGGAAGAATATCAAAAGGCGAAATAAGTCATCAGCTGTTTACTGATGGTGTAAGTGTTATTCTGGGTCTGGAAAAAGAGAATCATGAGATAGCCATGAGTAAGGCAAGAGAAATGTTTCATGCTTTAGATAACATTGATGCTACAGAACTGAAAGATATGTCATTGGTAGTAAGTGCTAAAAAGGAAATCCTGAAATATGAATCCCCATTTGTGTTTGACAGCTACTTGCGATATATCGAGTGGGATAGAGAACCTAGTAAAAGGTTTTATCAGCCTAGAAGAGAAAGGCTGCTTGTGGTGGCACAGGATTTACAAGATTTAGCAGATGACAAGCTGGACTTGCTGGCAATAAGTATGCCCCCTGGTGTAGGTAAGAGTGGTATTGCTATCTTTTTCCTGTGTTGGCTTGCTGGCAGAGACCCAGATAAGGGAATACTGGGTGCAAGTCATAGTGCAAGTTTCATGAGGGGTGTGTATGATGAGTGTCTGAGGATTATAGAAAAAGGTGGAGATTATCTCTGGAGTGAAGTATTTCCTCATGTACAGCTGCAGAAAACTGATGCCAAGAACATGATGATAGATATGGGTACACCTAAAAGATTTACTACCTTGCAGTTTACCAGTATCGGTGCTGGTAATGCTGGTAAGGTACGAGCAGAACAGCTGCTTTATTGTGATGACCTGATAGATGGTATTGAAACAGCCATGAACGTAGAAAGGCTGGAAAAATTGTATGTGCAGTATCAGACAGACCTTACTCAGAGAAAGATAGGCAATTGTAAAGAGCTGCATATTGCTACCAGATGGAGTGTTCATGATCCAATAGGAAAACTGGAAGTAATAAATGAGGGTAATCGTAGAGCAAGATTTAGAAGAATACCAGCTCTTGATGAAAATGATGAAAGTAATTTCGATTATAAGAATACCGCTGGGTTTACTACTGAATTTTTTCACAAGCAAAGAGATAATCTGGATAATGTCAGCTGGAATGCACTTTATATGAACGAACCTATCGAAAGGGAAGGTCTGCTTTATGATGCTGAATCACTGAACAGATACTATGACTTGCCTACTGAAGAACCAGATGCAGTATATGCTGTTGTAGATACCAAGGATTCTGGTGATGACTACTGCTTTATGCCTGTAGCCTATCAGTATGGCACCAGATTTTATATAGAGGACTGTGTCTGTGATAATGGTCTGTTGGAACTTATAACACCTAAGGTGGTAAGTAAGCTGATGAAACATAAGGTCAAGATATGTCAGTTTGAAAGTAACAATGCAGGTGGAGTTATAGCAGATGTAGTTAAGGAAATACTGAAAGATAAGGGAGCTGTTACCCATATCAACAAGAAGTTTACTACCAGAAATAAGGAAACCAAGATATTAGTAAACAGTCCTTATGTGAAAGAGAATTTTTACTTTAAGGACAAGAGTACCTATACTGTTACCAGTGAATATGGTGTAATGATGAAATTTTTAACAAGTTATACTCTTAAAGGCAGAAATAAGCATGATGATGTTCCTGATGGTATGGCAATGTTGGCTGAATTTGTGCAAAATGCCTATGCAAGTGTAGCAAAAGTTGTGAAAAAACCATTTTAATTGAAAAAATACTTGTTGTTTTTAAAAAAGTAGTGTAATATACAGATAGGAAAACGGGTGTTTTCTGGGAAAATGCGAAAGCAAGGGTCACATTATTGTGAATAGCTGAAACAAAACAGCTTGAATTACGATTTTGTGACCCTTTTTGTCGTTTAAGGAGCAGTTATGGATTTATTTGGAAGGTTAGATATTACTTCAGTAACAGAAACAATAACGAAAGAAAATGTAGTAAGTGAACTGAATGCTACATTACCTTTGCATATGAAGAATATGGCAGAAGAAGATTATCTTTACTGGTATAGAAGAGGTAAGCAGCCTATTCTGGAAAGGACAAAGGAAGTAAGACCTGAAATCTGTAACAAAATTGTAGAAAACCATGCTGATGAGATAGTGTCTTTCAAAAATGGCTATTTTCTAACTGAACCTACTTTTTATATAAGTCGAAGTGATGATGAAAAAATCGTTCAAAATGTAAAAAGGCTCAATGATTATCTGTATCTAAGTGGTAAGCACAATGTGGATAACAAAGTAGTAGACTGGTTCCATACAGTAGGAAAGGGAATACTTTATGTAGAACCTGATGTTGACAACGAAAAGATACCAGTAAGAGTATATGCACTTGATCCTAGAAGTGCCTATGTGGTTAGGGATTTGACACCAGGTAATTATCCTCTTTATGCAGTAAGAATTGTAATTACTGATGAAGAAAAAGGATTAGGTATAGCTGATGTATTTACTAAAAGTATGAAATTTACCTTAAAGGTGAATACCAAGACCATGAAGGCTGAAAGTGTTGTAGATGAAAAGCCAAACACATTAGGAATGGTTCCTATGGTTGAGTATAGGTATAACAACATCAATAAAAGTGCCTTTGAAAGTGTAATACCACTGCTTGATTTGATTAACAATATTCAAAGTAACAGAGGGGATGGTATAGAGCAGTTTATTCAGTCGCTTGCTGTAGGTGTCAATTGTGATTTTGAAGAAGATGTTACCTATAACGACATAAGAAAAGCAGGAATGATTTTACTGAAATCGATAGGCGAAAATAGAGCAGATTTCAAGATTCTAAGTGAACAGCTGAATCAGAGTGAAACACAGGTGTTTATCGATTATATCTATCAGCAGATACTTACTATATGTGGAATGCCTAGTACTACTAAAGGTGGTACCAGCACCAGTGATACTGGGTCAGCAGTACTTTATAGGGATGGCTGGTATCAGGCTGATACTTATGCCAGAAACACTGAAGATTTATTTAGAGAAAGTAACAGATATTTTGATGAACTGTTTATTACCATTCTGAATAAAGTAGCAGGATTAGAAATTGATATTAATGATTTTGAATTGCAGTTTGTAAGAAATGAAACAGCTAATTTGCTAGTCAAGACACAGGGTGCCTTGAACCTAAAACAATTAGGATTATCACCAGAGATAGTGTTGGCAAAAAGTGGAATTTCTAACGATCCAGTAGCGGATGTAGCCAATTCAAAAGCATATATAGAACAAATGTGGAATTTTACCACAGAAAATATGACAGAGAAGTCTAAAACCCAAGAAATGACAGAGAAGTCTAAAACCCAAGAAATTGAAGAGAATCAATAAGAAAAACCCAAAGGAGAAAGAAATGAGTAAAACTAAAATTGATGTAACGAAGATTCCAGGATTTGAAAAGTTAGATGAGGAAACAAAGAAATATTTACAAGAACTGGAAATTGAAACACCTGAGGCAGATTACACAGGTTATGTGAAAAAAGAAGTTTTTGATAAAAAGGCAAGTGAGGCAGCAGAACTGTCTAAACAACTTAAAACTAAAATGAGTGAAGAAGAGTTGAGTAAAATGGAAAATGAAAAAATGTTAAATGAAATGAAAGAAAAATTAGAAAATCTTGAAAAGGAAAAAACAATTTCAACTCATCAAGCAAGATTTTTAGGATTAGGCTATGATGACAAGACTGCTTTAGAAAGTGCAACAGCATTAGAGGCTGGCGATATGGAAAAGGTGTTTGAAATTCAAAAATCATTTTTAGAAAATGAAAAGAAAAACTGGGAAAAAGAGCAAGTAGGTAAGCAACCTGGTTTATCTAAAGGAAAAGAAGTTGGTGGAACAGATGTTGATAAACAAGTTGAAAACCAATTAAGAAAAAGTATGGGCTTACCTATGAAGTAAGAAAAGGAGTTTGATTAAAATATGGCAAATAATATTTCATTAGCTGAAAAGTATGTACCTTTACTTGATGAAGTTTATAAATATAATTCAAAATCAAGTATTTTAGATACACCTGATGATAAGGTCAAATTTAGCGGAGCAAATAAAATCAAATATTTCAAAATGGAGCTAGATGGGTTAGGTGATTATAGTAAATCAAATGGCTTTGTTGATGGTGATGTAACAGGTACGTGGGAAGATTTAACTTTAACTAAAGACAGAGGTAGAAGTTTCAGTGTAGATAACATGGATAATGAAGAAAGTGCAGGTCTTGCATTTGGAGCATTAGCTGGTGAATACATTAGAACAAAAGTTACCCCTGAGTTAGATGCTTATCGTTTTGCCTCTTATTGTGCAAAAGCTGGTACTGTAGAAAATGGAGATATTGTTAAAGGTACTACAAATGTAGCTGACTTAATTGATGATGGTATTGCAGTATTAGGTGATAAGGAAGTTCCAGTAGAAGGTAGAATTTTATTTATTAGTGAAAATGCTTATGCTGGTATTAAGAAAGATGTGGAAAGAGTTACTATCAATGGTGATGGTAATGTCGATAGAAATGTATATGTCTATGATGGAATGATCGTAATTAGAGTTCCAAAGATTAGATTTAATACAGCTATTACATTGTTGGATGGTGAAACAAGTGGGCAAACAGCTGGTGGCTATGTGGTTCCTGCAATGACAAGTTATCCAATTAACTTTATGATTGTTCATCCAAGTGCTGTTATTCAAATTGCAAAACATAAAAAACCAAGAGTATTTGATCCTGATACTAATCAAAAGAAAGATGCTTGGAAGTTTGATTATCGTATTTATCATGATGCTTTAGTTTATGAAAACAAAGTTGATGGCATTTATGTGCATAGAGCTGCTACTGCTAACCAGTAATGGCTGAAAGAGTGACAAAACAAGGGTTATTTGTTGGTCTGATGGTTGAAAAAGATGTAGTAGATGAGGTTAAAGAAACTGCTGAAAAAGTAGTTAAAAAGCCAACATCTACTACACCTAAAAAGCCAACTAAAACTAAATAATTAGAAAGGTGGTATCTTATGACTGTATTAGAAAAGTTAAAATCTTTATTAAATATTACTGATACTGGTGAAGATACTATACTGGAAAAGTTATTAGATATTGCTCAAAGTACAATCTTAAATCGTAGGTATCCATTTGGTATTCCAAGTGATGTAGAAAAGGTTCCTGATAGATATATATCTAACCAGTTGGAAATTGCTAAATATCTTTATTTGAAACAAGGAGCAGAAGGTCAGATAGTTCATGATGAAAGTGGTGTTAGAAGGACTTATTCCAATGCCCATATTCCAGAAGAGCTGTTGATAGATATTACACCTCTGGCAAGATTATTATGAGATGTTTAGAAAGAAATAAAACGAAGGTATATTATGCCAATGTTATAGGTAGGGTTCCTATTATGGAAGATGGCTATAATACAGGTCAATACGAGCTGGCTTATAGTGAACCTGAAGAAATAAAAGCATATGTTACCAGTGGTACAGGAAATACCAACACTGAATTATTTGGATTAAATATTACTTACGATAAGGTTATGATTACTGAAAATATTAATCTGGATATTAAGGAAAGCAGCATATTCTGGATTGATAATACTGATGTTACAGAAAGTCATGATTATATTGTCAGTTCTATTAGAAAGAGCTTAAACAGTATGTCTGTAGCTTTAAGGAAGGTAAAAGTAGATTGAGTTTTACAATAAAAACTAAAGGTATTCAAAAAACAATTGATTCCTTAAAGAAATTCACATCAGATAAGCCAAGTACAGTAGTTCATATCTTAGGGCAATTAGGACAACAGATAGCACAAAGTTACGTACCTGTTGAAACAGGGGATTTAAGAGCAAACATAAAATATAACTATTTGGATGACACCAGATGTGAAGTAGTAGCAGATACCCCATATGCCAAGTTTGTGGAATATGGAACAGGGGTTAGAGGCAAGAATAGTCCACATCCAGAAACACAATGGGAATATGATATAAACCAACATGGTGATAAAGGCTGGTGGTATTATGACACCAATCAAGGTAGGTTCAGATGGACTAAAGGTCAGACAAGTAAACATTTTATGTATGATACTAGAAAAAAATTAGAATCAATGTTCTCTAAAATAGCAAACGAGGTGTATAGGAAATGATAGATGTTGAAAACAAAGTATTTGATAGAGTTTACAACAAAGTAGTTTCACAATATCCCAAGATTTTTGCTACAAGTGAATATGTTAGAGAAGTTGCAAATTTCCCTGCCTATTCTCTTATTGAAATGGATAATCGAGTAAATATGCCAAGTCGTAGCTTATCGAAAATAGAAAATATGGCTGATTTGATGTATGAGCTTAATGTTTATTCCAATAAGAAAAGTGGTAAGAAACAGGAGTGTAAAAAGATTTGGAAGTTGATTGACAGTGAAATGTCTGATATGGGTTTTACCAGAACATATGGGCGACCTATTGATAATTTAGAAGATGCAACAATTTATCGTATTGTTGCTATATATGAAAAAATTGAGAATGGAGAGTTATAAAAATGGCAAGTTCAAGTTATAAAACATATTTGATGCACAAGGCATCTGGTGGAACTGATTATGCAAAGTTAGTAGATATCAAAGATTTTCCAGATTTGGGTGGAGAACCTGAAATGTTGGAAACAACCACATTAAGTGATGCTATTCATACTTATGTTATGGGTATTCAGTCACTGGATGCTTTAACATTTACCTGTAATTATGACAAAACCAAGTTTACTGAATTAAAAGCTTTAGAAGGAGTTGCTGAAAATTATGCAGTTTACTTTGATGAAGATGGTTCAGATGGTATGTTTACGTTTACAGGTCAGTTAAGTGTATATGCAGCAGGCAAAGGAGTAAATGAAGTTAGAGAAATGATAGTTTCTATTGCTCCAAACACACCTATTACATTTGCATAATAGAGAAAAGAGGTAAAGGCAATGGAAATGGCAAAACAGATTAAATTTGAATATAAAGGACAGGATTATACCTTAGAGTTTACTAGAAACACTGCCAGACAGTTAGAAAACACAGGTTTTAAGTTGGAAGATATAGGCAATAAGCCTAATATTGCAATTCCCTTACTTTTTCAAGCATCATTTTTAGTACATCATAAAAGGATTAAACAGCCTTTGGTTAATGAAATCTATAACAGATTACCTAACAAGGATGAGTTGATTGCAAAATTAGCTGAAATGTATGGAGATACTGTTAATACATTATTAGCTGATCCAGAAGATGATGAGGGAAACATAGACTGGGAAGGGAATTGGTAGAAACTGATTCTACTTCCCATTTAACTTATACAGATGTTTTTAACCAAAGTTTTCCTTATTACCTGTCTATAGGGATGAGTTATGAGGAGTTTTGGAACAAGGATGTTTATTTAGTAAAAGCATACAAAAAAGCAGAAGAATATCGTTTTAACAGGATGAATAGAGATGCCTGGGTACAGGGTATGTATATATATGAGGCTCTGGCAGATGTCAGTCCTGTGTTAAATGCTTTTGCTAAAAAAGGTACAAAGATAAGACCATATTCAAAAGAACCATATGCCTTTACTTTTGGTGAAAAAGATAAGGAAGAACAAAGTGTCAAAAAGCAAAACGAAATGTTTGCGAAGATGAAAAAATATGCTGATAGAGTAAATAAATACTTTAAGGGGAAATCTAATGAGTGATGTTTCAAACAGAATAGGTATAGAAATAAGTTATGTAGATAAAGATAACAGTGTTGAGAAATTATCACAAGTTGCCAGTGCTTTGGAAAAGGTAGCTGAAGTAAGTGAACGATTACAGAAAATCGCATCAAAAGCTTTAGATAAGGTAAGTGAAAGCACTAAAAAGACAAAAGAGCAGACTGATAAATTAAAAGACAGTTCAAGTGATACAATCAGCTCTTTTAATCGTATTAAATCAGCTGTAACCAATGCAGGAGATGCCTTTGGGTATCTAAGGAAAATGACATCCCTGGCTATTGCTGGGTTAATTGGAATAGTAACGTATGTAATGAATAAATTTATTCATAGTTCCAGTAATTATATTGAGGCGATTAACCTGTTTGGGCAAAGTATGAAAGAGTACAGTAAAGATGCCTATGATTTTGCTACAACAGTCAGTGAACTAATGGGTATTGATATAAGCAACTGGATTGAAAACCAAGGTATATTTATGACACTTGCTACAGGATTTGGTGTAGCCAGTGATAGAGCAGCCATAATGAGTAAAAACCTAACTCAGCTGGGTTATGATATTTCATCATTTTTCAATATTTCTGTTGAAGATTCTATGGCGAAGTTGCAATCAGGGCTAGCTGGTGAATTAGAGCCTTTAAGAAGAATTGGTTATGATCTGTCTAAAGCAACATTACAAGTTATAGCATTGGAATTAGGTATTAGAAAAACATTTAATGAAATGACACAGGCTGAAAAAGCACAATTAAGATACCATGCTATCATGACACAGGTTGTTACTGTTCAGGGCGATATGGCAAGAACATTAAATGCTCCAGCCAACCAGTTAAGAGTTTTAAGAGAACAGTTTCATATGCTTACCAGAAGTATAGGTAATGTATTTATTCCTATGTTAAATGCTGTTCTGCCTTATCTGATAGCTGTTGTTAAAGGTTTAAGAATGGTTGCTGATGCTGTAGCATCAATGTTTGGTTATAAATTACCAGCTTTAGAGTGGGATGGTAGTTTCAATGATATGGCAACTGGGGCTTCCCAACTGGAAGATAATCTGGATGGAGCAGGTAGAAGAGCTAAGGAATTAAAGAAACAGTTAGCTGGGTTTGATGAAATTAATAACCTTACCACCAATGATTCTAGTCCTGGTGGAAGTGGAATTGATATAGGTAGTGATGGTTGGATAGATTTTCCATTAGTCCAATATGATTTCTTAAAAGGTTTAGTTACTAATAGAATTGATGAGGCTTATAACAAGCTGAAACCTTTCTTTGAGTTTGTGAAAAATAATATTATTACTATTGTGGGTTTAATAGGTAGCATTTGGGCGGGAAGTAAATTGTTAAAATTTGTTGGAACAGGCACTAAATTATTTAGAGAGTTAAAAAAAGAAATCGTAGAAAATTTAAGTGATATAGGCTGGGATAAATATTTAAAAAATTTACCTAAGTCGTTGCTTGGAGTAGGTAGTTTAACGGTTGGTATAGGACTATCTTTTGGTTCTAGTTTTGATATAGGTCAAAACAATATTAATTTAAAAAACTCTATTACAGAGATACTGGGATTAGCAGCAAGTGCGATAGGTGGATCATTACTTTTTTCAGCACCTTATGGATGGATAATTGGTTTAGGAATTGGATTAGCAGTTAGCATTATAGGATATGCCAGCGGACAGAATAAGGCAATAAGTGATATGGTTAAAGACACTTTCTATGCTGATAATGGTGGTGTTCCTATTGGTATGCTTGTTGATGAGTTTAGTTCTTTTATGTCAGTTTTAACTAATGGTACTGAGGCTATTACTTCAACCAGCCAGCATATGAACGAGTTGAAAACAAGTATTGAGAATACAGTTGTCGAAATAAATACTATAGAAACTGCCTGGAACAAAGGTCTTATTAGTACAGAAGAAGCAACAAGTCAATTAAAGATTAAGTTCCAAAGTTTATATGACACCAGTTATGAATATATGAATGGTGTTTATGACAATATTAAAAAAGGTGTTGCGTTAGGTTTCTTTGATAGTTTAGCTGAGGCGGGAATCAGTGTAAATGCTATTACAGAGCTGCTTAACGAATTAAGAGGTACCAGCAATGAGGCAATGGAAATAGTTAAGCAAGATTTTTCTGAGTTGGATAATCAGTTAAAACAAGGCTTGATTACACCTGAACAATATCTTGATAGATATCGTGAATTATCATCTAAAATGTTTGAAATAAGTGGTGTAGCCAGTGAACTGAGAATGAATGTAGGAGCCTTATCTGCTCAAATGAGTATGGTTGACTGGGGTGATGAACAAGAGGCGGGTAGAGCAATGGAAAAATTAAAAACCAGTGCGTTGGATGCTCAAAATCAAGTTAATTTAACCTTTGATGCTTTACAGAATGATTTAGCAAAATTAAGAGATATGGCTATTGCTCAAGGAGCAGATGAAAATAAGATTAATTTAATCGATAATATGATTCAAATTAATGAGCAGACAAGATTAGCTAAATTAAACGAAATCGAGATACAATTTAAAACCTTATTTGGCGAAATTCAAACATCATTAGTACAGGGTGCTGAAGAGGTACAAAAAGCAGCCAGTGAAAAATGGAATAATATGAGCTGGTTAGATCAGTTGTTTGCTGGTGGTAGTGAAGCCAGATATGTAGCCAAGGCGGTTAGTAATTATACAAGTAATATAGCAACACCAATAAGAAATTCATTATTAAAAGAGATGAAAGAACTGGGTGTTGATATAGAAATGGGATTTTTTACAGGTGCCGAAGAAGAATCTAAAAGATTAAATCAACAATGGATGGATTTATTAATGTTACCTTATGAAATCACGAAAGAAGTAATGGAAATAAATTCAGCTAGTAAAAAAATGAAAACCCTAGGTGGTTTCATGTCTGAAGGAGTACTTATAGGGTATGTGGATGGCTTAAAAAATATAGTAAATGAGGTTAAAACACCTATCAACAATATCATAGGTAGTTGGGAAAAAATGGTAAGTTCTATTATCAGGGGTAATAATGCAATTATTAGTAGTTTGAGAAGTATCAGAGTAGATATTCCTGACTGGGTTCCTAACTATGGTGGCAAGAGATGGAGTTTAAATAATCTATATACCAGTGGTACCAGTGTCAGTTTACCTAAACTGGCAAAAGGTGGAGTAATTACCAGACCTACATTGGCAATGGTTGGTGAGGCAGGTAGTGAAGTTGTGATGCCTTTAGAAAATAATACTGGCTGGATTAGTGCATTAGCTACTCAGATAGATAGTCATATTGATAGCAGTAAGACTGAATCATATTTACAAAGAGTGGTTAGTCTATTAGAAAATATGGATTTGACTATTGAGTTAGATGGTGATGAAGTTGCTAACAAAACGATTCATAAGATAAACGAAAAGTCACGTATTCAGGGAAGGAGAGTTATTAAATGATTTGGCAAGTAAAAAATGGTGCTAGTTATATTGATATGCCTTCCCCATCTTCCTTCAAAATAGATGGTGAGGATTTGGATTTAAACTCATATAGAAGTGTTGTTAATGGAAATCTGATAAGAAATATTTTAGGTTTCAAATGGCAGAAACTATCTTTTGAATTTTCGTTTGTGTATGAAGAAGAGGCAGTCGATTTATTGAACAAAGTTAGTTATACATATCCTTTAGAAATAAGAGTAAAAAGTCCATTTGTATCTACGGAATGGGCAGATTTAAAGGGTTATGTATCTAAAGCACCTATTGAGTTTAAAGGTTGCTTTCTCCCTGATGGAACATGGGGAAGAGGTTTTGTAGTAGGCTTTAATTTTATAGAGGCGGTTAGATGATTAGTATAAAGTTTGATGGAACAAATGTTAATCCAGATAGTGTAATGGCTATAAATAGAAGTCATAATCTGTTTATGGATAGTTTTCATCTGGGAAGTACAGCTAGTGCTATTTACAATATTGAATTGAGTAAACAATTTAACCCACCTTTAAATGTAAGTAAATGTACTCTTTATGAAAATGGAGTTTTGTTTGCTACTTTAGTTATAGATAGTATTAATACAGAAGATGAAACCAAAGTTAAATATAAATTTACGGATGGGATGGTTAATTTCAATTTCGAATATAGTGCTGAGGCATTAATTAATCAAATGGGTGGAACATGTACGTTGTTAGATATAATGGTTGAAATATGCGATATAGCCAATATTTCATTAGCCACTACCACCTTTGATTATCACGATATGGAGATTAACTGGTATGATGACAGGTTTACTGGAAGAGATTATGTAGGTTTTGTTGCCGAATTAAATGCTGGTTATGGTTATATAAATAAAAATGGTGAATTGGAAATCAAAAGTTTCAGTAGCATGTCTAAAGTAGCTATTCCTGTGGAAAATTGTAGTAGCTTCAAAGTAGGAGAAGAACACAATATTACTAGAATGGTTTATGACAATGGTATTGGAACGATACTAGAGGTAGGTGTTGAAGGTGAAACAGTTTATATAGATTCTAAAAATCCATTTATAAATGGCACGGATGATGAGATTCTTGATATTTTAACTACAATCCTAACAAAACTTAATAATTTTAAATTTTATGGAATAGAAGTAAAAGATATGCCTATTCCAGATGTTAAAGTTGGTGAAATTATTACTTTTAATTTAGGTGATGAGGCTTATCCTGTTATTTGGGGTTATAAACAAATATATAACACTATGTGGTTAGGTGGTTATAGTTTTAAAGCAAATAGTATTATGCAAGAAGAAACTAAAGTTATAGATGAAACGACAAGAAGTATAAATAGTATTAGAACCGAAATAAATAGGCAAAGTGGCACTGTTTCTATTATTGCAGAACAGCAAAATGAAATGGAAGATAAGTTAGTACATTTACAGGTTAGAGCAATAGAAAGTGATGTTATAATTACTAACCAAAAAACAGAAAATCCTAGTGGATATGCTTCTTTTAAAGAAGATGGTATGAGAATATATGTTCAAAATACAAATATAGCCGAAGCTACAGCTGATAGATTTAACTGTAATAAAGGTTTAGGAATTCAAGATTGGGCTATAGTTCAAGGACAAAGTCCAAGTGTATTAAATGTTTTTAGGAAAGAATAATATATGGCAGAAATTATTGTAGGTCAAACAATTACAACACAACAATATGCAAATGCTGATAATACCAGTTTATCGTATTATCTAAATGCTTATCTTTTCTATGTGGATGTTACTTTAATTTCTCAAGATATTGTTAATGCTTTATCAAAAGTAAGAATAAAACATAGAATGAAATGTGTTAGATCTTATTATTCTAAATATAATTCTTTACATAGTGATATCAGTATAGGAGATGAAGTAAAAAATACTAAATATCTACCTACCACCGCAAAAGGGCAAACCTATGATTTAGCAGAGTGGACTGGAGATGTTCCTCATGATTCTCAAGGTAATTTAAGTATTGTAGTTAAAGGTATATGGCATGGTTACGATAACAACAACAATTATGGTCCAGTTAGTAATACTTTACTCAACGAAATACAATTTCCTCAAATATTGAGAGCATCTACAATAAATGTATCTCCTACTTTTTTAACCAGTGGTAATGCAACAATTATGGTAACAAAACATGACCCAGCTTATACTACTACTTTGAAATACAGAGTTAATAATGTGGATTATGTTATAGCCACTAAAAGTTCAAATACTACTTTCTATTTAGCATATAACACGATTAAAAATATTATAGGAAGTTATACCAGTGCTGTAGTTAAAATTACTGCCATTACTTATAGTGGAAACACTATATTAGGTGAAGACAGCAAGGAAATAATTATACAAACTGGCTCTATACCACTTTCATTGTATGATGATATGCAAGGAAACACAGGTGTTACGCTTGGTGAAGAAGCTACAGGTGCTGGATTTAATGTAAAAATGGAAGCCCAATTTGATAAAAGCGTTAAAGGTATGGCCTATGGTTTAGGCGCTTTGCCTCGCATTTCATCTGGTGATGATTTTAATAATTACTTAACACCGGGTATGTGGGCAGTTGTAAGTAATAGTGGAGCGGGTAATATAACAAATTGCCCTGTGGCTATTGGTGGCATCTTACAAGTGTTTGATGGCAGAGGTCAATATCCTTACACGACTTATTTAATGCAAAGATACTTACCTTCTTCAATTTCAACTGGTAACTATGTAAGAGTTGTTAGAGATATTACTACCACCCCAGTTTTTGGTAACTGGGTGATAGAAGCTACTATGACTGGCTCCGATAGAAAAATCAAAAAAGACATTCGCTCTTTAACGATAGATTATGAAAATCTATTCAATAAATTAAATCCTATCACTTATAAATATCGAGTAAGTTACACCAGGGTAGATGACACTACACATTTTGGCTTTATCGCCCAAGATGTAGAACAAGCAATAAATGAAGTTGGCTTAACAGATTTAGCCTTAATTAATGTAGAAGATGATAATTATTCTCTTAATTATCAAGAGTTTATTGCGTTAAATACTCATATGATACAAAAATTATATGGAATTGTTGAAGAACAACAAATTAAAATAAATGAATTGGAAAATAGACTGGAGGAGTTGGTAAATGGGTGATATTACATTAAATCAAATTAAAGACAGCATAGCGCTTATAGCAGCTATTATTACTGGAAGCGGTATTATTTTGGGTGCTTTTTTCTGGATTTCTAACTACAATACTAAAAAGTACTTAGATGAGCAAAACAAAAAGAATGCTGAAGTAAATGAAAAAAAGAAAGAAGATGAAGATAAACGTTTTCAAAAATTTGTTGATGACACAAAGGCTGAGTTTGATATGGTAAATCAAAACATTGCTTGTGTTAAAAAAGATGTTGCTGAATTATCAAAACAAGTAAAAAAAATAGATAGCGAGTTATCACCCATAAAAAAGTCGATAAAAGTCATTTTTGACCATCTTGAAAAAACTACACACACAGAAAAAATCGAGAAGGCCAAAATTGACTATGAAGATAAATTGATGGGAATTAGTGAATAAAAATAAAGGAGAAAAAAATAAAATGATTTTAAAAGACAAATGGTATGATAGTTTAAAATGGACTGGTTTAATTGCTTTACCAGCTCTGGCAGTATTCTACAACGTATTGGGTGAGGCTTGGGGCTTACCTTATGTAGATGAAATTGTAACAACATTAAATGCTTTAGGAGTGTTAATTGGTACATTAATTGGTGTATCTAATGCTAACTATTACAAAAACAAAGAAGCTGATGTAAATGAGTAATTACATTTTACAAATGCCAGTAAGGGAAGTAGGGGTTACTGCCCCTTTTGGCAGCAAACACAACGGTTTAGATTTAGGCTGGTTGACA